CCCAGCACCCGCTAACTGAGACTACACGCAAGCCGCAACGTGCAGCGTAAGGAGGCCATGGGTTACTTAATCTAGGCCCCTACGCATCCTGTTTAGTAAGACTTTTAATGGGGAACGGGGTCGCCACACCATGGCAAGAGGACGCAGGAACCGTGCTGAGATGGCCTTACAGGGCTCTTTCAGCAACCTGACTGCACGGATACCCACTAACCTATGGGAGATGTTGAACGACTACGCACGGTTGAACACAGCGAATAACCGATCGCTTGCTCTGGAGAGGATTCTCCGTGAGTGGCAGGCTTGGGACAACGATGTCAAAGAGGAAATCAAGGACGCTCGTGCAACTGCACTTGAGAATATCAACAAGGAGTTGGGGATTGAATGACCGATGAAGAACCCTTCAACGAGTGGGCCAGAAGAATCTACACTGAGGCCGCTGATGAACATGGGTACGCGGTTGGATTCGTGATTTTCTGTTTGGCAAATCACCCCGACATCATGGAAGAGTACAACGAGTACGATCGACAGATGAGAGCGACCGGACTATTCGTGACCGTGGAAGAGGAGGATGATTGAATGAAGTTTGAAACATTCGTTGAGATTTATTGTGAAAAAGGCACGACTGAGGAGGAACATGCGTTATATTGGTATTATTTCAAACTCGGTGAGGCGATTGAATGACGGTCTGTAGAGATATGAACATCTATTACGCCAACACGCTGTGTAACTCGAAGATGATTTTCAGCCTTGAGCGGCGCACTTGGTATTGCCCAGAGTGCGGCAACTCCGTACGCGTACCCAGAGAGCAGCAATCCCTGAACGAATACACACGATAGACCGGGGTCACTCGGGCGTATCCTGCGCCTGCTCCTTGATGAGAGCGAGGATAGTCTGTTCAATGGTCGTCTTCGTCGCTCTCAACTTGATGACATAGCCGATCTCCTGGTTGAGCGCGTACCGAACTCCCGTGTCGTTGTCAACATACCAGCCGTTGATCCAGAGATCCTGCACGAACAGGTGATCTGGGTCGAGGACGTTCTGCGTAGTGACGTTGGATGCGTACGAACCCCACCAGACCTGGCGGTTGTCTCTGCACGAGCGTCCTCTGATTCTAGCTGCACTTGAGAAGTCTGAGATTGCACCACTCTCTTCGGTGGCGATGACCAGGGCGGAGAGGTCTTGGCTCATCATCGTATTCGTGGTCCACTCGGTGCCGAGCATGATCACTTGAACCTCCTCGATGACCCAATTGTCCTTCCACGATCCATTCCAGAGGGGGATCCGTTGCGGCTCCAGCACAGGGAACGCCATTCCATCGACGAAAGGGAATGCACCACGGATAGTGTACACTCGTCCTTTCTTCGCCATGTCACTTCTCCTGGCTATCCAACCGTGCCTGGCGTCGTGCTCGCTTCGCTGCTCCGCCCTGCACGCTGGCTTTCTTCTTGGCCGGCATCATCGTCCCTTCCGCTTCCACTTGATCGGCTTGAGACCGCTTGCACGTCGACCTCGATTAATAGCTAGTTGAGTCTTGCGAGTCATTCTCTTGCCTTTCTTCCGACGCTTCCTGCTCTTCGGTTTCTTCTGCGCCAGCGTGGCACCCTCGGACTCCCGTTCCGAATCAATCAACCTTCGCAGAGCGAGATACTCTTCACGCGAGAGTGTGAACCCTTCCATGGGGATCACTGCTGCGACAGAGCGAGTGCCATTGCGACACCCTTGGTCATCTTGGTCACCGTGCATTCGAGAACGATTTGACAGTAGACATCCTCGGTCCAATCGGTGGATGCTTCTCCTCCGAGATAGATGGCTTCTGTACCCACGAGATATCCGTTGCTCCAAGTCTGTGGGGACAGATCGAACTCAGCGTTGAGCCAGCCGGGGATGTGGTCACCACCGGCGATGAACCCGTCACCGTTACCTAGGAGGAACCCCGAGGCGATCACTGACTTGTCGTTCATCAGGACCGGGGCACTCTGACTCTGCGTCGTTAGTTGGAACTGAGCAGCGGCAGTCGTGTCGTCGTCAATGTGAACGGTAGTGCCGCCACTGTCACAGTATTGGACTGAGAGATTGTGAATCCTCAAGACCGTCTCGTTCATGGCATCGACATAGGCACCTAGGTCAATGCTGTTCTCAACGAAGGCCGCGGTGTGGCCTAGGTTGATGCTTGCTCGGATGAAGAATGAATCCTTCGCCATGCGCGTACGCGGGTGGCCACGGTATATAATCTATAGATTCGGGCGGAAATGGGCCCTTGGGTCCATTCTGCGCCCTATCTTCTTGTCCAATCACGTTGTGCCAACGCCCAGCACCCGCTAACTGAGACTACACGCAAGCCGCAACGTGCAGCGTAAGGAGGCCATGGGTTACTTAATCTAGGCCCCTACGCATCCTGTTTAGTAAGACTTTTAATGGGGAACGGGGTCGCCACACCATGGCAAGAGGACG